CATTCTAACGATTTGGATGACGATGATTATGAGGACAAAAGAAGGATAACATTGTATGGCTAGAAAACCAGTTGCGATTCAACAACAGTTAGCTCCCTTTGCAGAACCAGCTCCTGCTGATGAGCTACAGGTTGAAACAATTGGTGATGATGTTTTAATCGGAGATCCAGATCTAGACAATATTCCGGAAACAGACAGCACCTTTGACCAGAACTTAGCTGAGGAGATGTCTGATAAAGAGCTTAGTGCATCTGCATCTGAGCTTATAGGCTATTACAATAATGATCGCGAAGCTCGTTCCGAGTGGGAAGAGCGATACAAAAAAGGTCTACAAACTTTAGACCCAGATGGTGGCATGGATGAATCTGAGGATGAGCGTGCTACTCGTGGTCTGTCTATAGTTGTTCACCCTATGATCGCTGAGGCTGCAACGCAGTTTAATGCTAGAGCTATTGCTGAACTTTATCCTAGTGGTGGTCCAGTTAAAACAGTTATTGTTGGCGACCCAAGTGAAGAGCTAGAAGAACAAGCTCGCAGAGTTCGTGAATATATGAACTATCAGATCACGCAGGAAATGCCAGAGTATTTTCCTGACTTAGACCAAATGCTTTTCCATTTACCGTTGGTTGGCCAGACATTTAAAAAGGTTTGGTGGGACAGCAATATGGACAGGCAATGTTCGCAGTTCGTTAAGGCTGAGGACTTCGTCGTCGCTCCGGAAAGTAAAGACTTATATACCTCACCTAGATATACGCATGTTATTCGCATGCCTAAAAACGACTACAATCGTTATGTTCAGTCTGGTTATTATTTACCAAGCACCGACCAAGGTGGCGATTTAGATCCATCAGGCGACACTATTGGCGAGATAGAAGGTGTTGACCAGTATGCCGACGATGTACAAGACAATGTAATGACTCTTTTAGAGATGCATGTTTACCAATCGTTCGAGGAAGAAAATGACGATGACGATAATGCAGTTGCTATTCCTTATGTTGTTACAGTAGACTATGACAATGAAAATATCGTTAGCATTCGTCGTAACTGGCGAGAGGAAGACGAGTTAAAGAAACGCAGGGATTGGTTTGTATCTTATAAGTTCCTTCCTGGATTAGGTTTTTATGGCTTTGGCTTATATCATCTTATCGGTGGTCTGGGTAAAGCAGCAACTGGATCCTTACGAGCTCTTTTAGACTCAGCTGCATTTAGCAATATGCAAGGTGGCTTCAAGTTAAGAGGCAGAGTTTCAGGTGGTGAAGTTCAGGTAAATCCTGGAGAGTTTGTTGACTTAGATGCAACAGTAGACGATGTGAACAAAGCAATTATGCCGTTGCCATTTAAAGAGCCAAGCAGTTCTTTGTTCAGCTTACTCGGTTATATTGTAGAAGCAGGTCAGCGATTTGCTAGCACTGCGGACTTGAATGTTGGGGATGTGAATCCAAATGCACCTGTTGGTTCGACAGTTGCCTTAATTGAACAAGGCAGCAAAGCGTTCTCGGCGATCCATAAAAGGTTGCATTATGCCCAAGGTCAAGAGTTCAAGCTCCTAGCCGACTTGAATGCTGAGAACCTTCCGGAGCAGTTTACATTTTCGTTGATAGGTGGCGAATCAGAAGTGTTCGCTGCTGATTTTAACGAACGCATTGATATTCTCCCAGTCAGTGACCCCAACATTTTCTCTACTGCCCAAAGAATCGCTCAGGCTCAGGCTGTTTTACAGATGGCTCAGTCAGCCCCAGACATGCACGATATGTATGCTGCTTATAAGCGTATGTATGAAGCGATTAGAATTCCTAATATTGACGAGATATTGGTCAAGCCTGCAGATGCACCGATGCTAGATCCTATCGACGAAAATATGTCGGTGATGTATGGCAAGCCAATAAAAGCATTTATAGAACAAGATCACGACTCGCATATCGCAGTCCATATGCAGTTTTTACAAGACCCATCGCTCGCTGGAAATCCTGGAGCTGCAGGCATGCAACCTGTTTTAGTTGCCCATGTTGCTGAGCATATCGCGTTGCTTTATAGAACACGAATGGAATCAAGCATTGGCGTGCCATTGCCGACTGTACCAGACTTGAGGGAACAAGAGTTACAGTTCGAAGATATCAACCCAGACTTAGACAGGCTAATTAGTCAGCGTGCTGCTCAGGTTGTGCAAGAAGCACCTCAGATGAAAGCGATTGCTGCAATTCAGCCGAAAGGTCAACAGCAGGATCCATTACAATATGCCAAGCAACTCGCCCAACTCGAAGCTGAAGCACTCAAAGCTAGGACGCAGTCCCAAATCGCTGCAGACCAAGCTAAAGCACAGTCCTCAATCGCAATTAAAGAAGCTGAAGCCAAACAAGATATGGAAATCGATGCAGCCAAAGCTCGTGCAGATTTAGAAGCAAAAGTTTTAAAATTAGAAGCTGAGTTGCAACTAGAACGAGAAAAGAATGCAGCTAAAATGCAGATGGAGGCTATGAAAAATGGATGAGTTGTTAGCTTCTATTAGACCAATAAATCCATCAGCATTCGGTGGTTTACCTCAAGAGCAAGCACCCCAACAAGGAAATCAATCATTCGATGCAAATCAATATCTAATGCAAAAAGTAATGGAGATTCGCCAGAAAATGAATCAAGGTGAGCTAGGTGCACTTGGAAACGTAATGGCAGCAATGCCACCACCACCACAACAACAAGGAGCACCAGCAGCATGAAATATGGAGCACTAAGTTCTATCCCCAGAGAAACAAATATTAATGGTCAATTTCACCAACTAAGTTATATTCGCCCAGACGAGGCTGAGTTGCTTAAGAGTTTAGGCGGTGCTGGTACAGCAGGTCCAGGAGGTGTTCCTCAGTATGGTTGGCTCAGCGATTTTTTTAGTGGTGGATCATCTTCTAGTTCATCAAGCTCCAGTAGTAACGACGATGACAACAGCGGAAGTGGCAACAGTTTTTCGGAGAGCTTAGCGAACATCTTTACTCCAAACGATGGTGCATCTTATGTAAATGGTCAGCTTGTTGATGATCGCACAGGTGATCGCATAGAGGCTGGCGGCACAACATTTTCTGGTAATGTTATTGCAGGATCTGCAAACACTGAATCAAACGATGGTAGAGATATTCCAGAAAGCTTTACTAATAGCTTGCCTGCTTTAGTCGAAAATCCAAACAAAGATTCGTATAACGAAACTCAAACAGATGATGAGTGGGGATATACCAGAGCCGACGGCACAGTGGTTACAGCTGGTCAAGATATGGTTGACGGTGGTGGTAAAAACTTTGGTGGTGAAGTTTTTGCTATATCAGGTGGTATAAATGCAGATTTAGATGGTGATGGATATGTTACAGCAGCAGAAGCCACGGCTAGTGGAAATCTTAACAGTAATATAGTTTCAAATATTTCAAATGCTACAGGTGCAACGCCATTGGGTTCTGGTCTAGATCCAACTGGAGTGGCGGGTTTTGTGTATGATTATACCTTGCCAGGAATGGCATATAAAGGTGTAAAAAACGCGACCGATAATTTTGGTTATGGTGGTCGGCCAGACAGCTCACTCGACAGCGACCTCGATAGCGTTGTTGGTGGATTATCGGGACAAAACGCGATTAATGCAGCGGTTAATTACTCGGTTGAAGATGAATCTGTGCCGTATCCAGAATCACCAGATGAAGATAACACCCCAACTTTTGAAAGTGGTGGTCCTGAACCTTACTCGACAGACATTTATGGAACTAGGGACATAATGAGCGATTTTTACGGAGGTCGTTCAGGAGGAATGTGGGACAGATTCGAAAACAGCTATTTAACAAGGTTCGGTTATTCCCCAGAGCAGTTTAACGAGATGATTCGCAAAGTCGAAAACCCAGATGGGTCGGTTAGTTTCTTCGGTGCTGATGGTCAGCTTATAAATCCTGAGTCTATTGGTTCTAATTATAGACTAGCTGGAGACCCAACATCTCTTAAGATAGGAGAAGAGCAAGTTAAAATAGGCTCTGAAAACTATGATTCATCAGGCAATTTGCTTTCAACAGATTACACAGATGCATACAACCCTGATATAGATATTTTAGCACAAGGATAATAAAATGGCAGATCAAACAGAACAAATGAACAGGCTTTTATCAGCAGATTCAAAAATGCCTGCTAATGAGATGGAGATGTCTTACACCGTTGACGGAAAAGCAGTAAGCATGAAACCATCAGAAATGGACTCAGCTAGGGCAAGTGGCGAAATACAAATGATTAACAATGCCCAGATGGGTCTCATGGAGATTGATCCAATGGGAGCTAAAGAAATCATCGATGGTTTAGAAATGACCAAGAAAAAAGTTATGGATGGTGGTGCGTTAAGCGAGAGTGAGTCCTCTGGTATTATGGCTATTCTGCAAAAGCTCGGTGGTGCACTTAGCGGAATGATGGGTGGCGTTGAAACTAAGACCTACATGGTCGATGGTAAAGTTGTTGAAATGACTGAGCGAGAAATGATGGGAGCTAAGAATGCTGGCATTCTAGTTCAGGATGTAGATTCCGGAATTAGAGATATGGAAATGAACCAATAGGAGGTTAATATGGCTGAAGTAAATGTAGAAAATATGGAAGAGAACGCTGAACTCTTCATGGAGAAAATGGGCTTCGCTCATGACTCCGAAGGTCTAGACATGACCGATGATCAGCTTGTAAACTTTTTATTGCTTTGTCACCAGATGCAACATGGCATTGGCGATGAGTATGAAGAAGAGGAAATGATGGAAGATCACGACTCGGATGTTAAAGTCAAAATTATGAAAGTTGGCTCTGGCGACGATGTTCACTCTATGATGAATCAGATCCTAGGAGGTTAATATGCCGAAGCCAAAAGGAAGTAAGTCATATTCCCCAAAGCAGAAGAAACTTGCTGCTATTGCAAAACCTCGTAATAAAATCACAGGTGCCGATTTGAAAAAACTCGGAAAGAAAAAGAGGAAATAATAATGG